AGCCCGTATATTCTCTCGCCTCCCTTGGCAACGATGTTCGCTCCTACCTGCCAGGCCGGTCCTCTTATACCCAGGTCATCCTTTTTTTCCTTGATGGAGAAATCAGGATCCATATCGAAACTGGTCTGCATTCCCCCTGAGCATTCCTCGATGCTCTTACCGTCCCTGTCCAGACACGCGGACATGTGTGTCTTATAAAGGTTGGGCCCTTCAGGTGCTTCGCCCTCGTACGCCTGCATCGGGATCTGTGAACCAAGAGGTGCTACACCGAGCTGATCATAGTTTTCCTGCGAGTATTCAACTGCATTCTTGAGGTCCTCATGCTTATAGGCCCCATATTTCTCGTAGTACTTCAACGGATTGTCAAATTTCAGAGAGAGCTCTTTATCAGAAGCATGCTTAAGCATATCTATCTGTCCGCTCAGCCCAGGAGTGTCCGTGGTGCTGGGCATCGCCTCCATGGGTGGTACCTCCAAGTTGTCAAAGTTCACACCCTGGGGTGCTCGGATATCTCCCTCGGACAGACCGAATTCATCTGTAGGGTATGATCCGCCAAGTTGAAACTTCTTTTTGCTCATCCTCGTCTTCTCTTATCCATATACGCTTTCACGCGGTCATGGACACTTCCTCCGTTTTTGAATTTAGGAAATTCCAAGACATCCACACCAGGGCCCGTCTCTACGAGCTCTCCTGGCTGCACATTTGGTATCTCAGACCTTACCAGACCGGATTCCTGATCCACGGTTGCTATATCAATGGGACCTGCGTTGGCTCCGATGATACTTTCAGCGCCAGGTATCTTCAGGTTACGTGGAGGTCCCACATTGAGACCATCGATCTTTTCCTGTGGGGTTGAGGCGACATCCATCCCCTGTTGCTCAGCCAATGCGACCTCTTGTAACCTGGGGCCGATGGGACCCCGGTAGTTCGAGGCATACAGCTGCTTCATAATTTCTATCGGATCTGTCATTTCTTAGGCTCTGAAGGTGAAGTACTCGATGCTGATTTTTCTCTGGTGATCTTCTCGGTCGCCTTATTGTGACGGACGGTCTCTTTCTGAGAATCCTCCTTCACTTTGGTGTCCCTGGCCCTGAGAGCAAGCTCCGGTCCTTTATCCTCCTTTGGTTCCGGGAGGTCAGGTCCCGGCCGGTTCCTGTGCATGTCAGAGGCGGCTTTCTGGTCAGCGTTCAATCGAGCAATGTGCTCTTTGGAATCTCTGTCCCTCTGAGCACTGTCCGCATCAGCAAGACGTTGCTTCTCATTGTCAGCCATTTCATCAGAATGTTTCTTCTCTTCGAATGCTCTTTCTGCCTGCACTGCTTCCTGCTCTGCTTTGATCTGCGCCTGCTGCAATTGCTCAGCGATCTTTTCAGCTTCCACGATCTTCCCTTTCATCAGAACGAAGTTGTCCTCATCCAGGATGTCAAGGACCGTGCTGGTCTTAGCACCTGCCTGTGCCATACTTCCGGCAAGCTCTCTGGCAAGATTCATCTTCTCCACATCACGTGTGGCATCGGACACGAATACTCCGACATCTGCGTCGAGCCATACATCAGGATCCACCGAAAGGAACTCCTGTGTCCCATCAGGCATTACGTACATGGTATTCTTTCCGTTCACCCACGCCTCTTTCGAGTTGTCGATCAGTCCCTGAAGGTCACGTCTCTCAAGTCCTGCGAACTTTCTGAACATGTCCTCCGTGGTGTGACCGGACTGTACAATTGCCTGCTGTCCTGTGGCCTTACCCTCATACTGAGAGATGTCCCCACGTCTCTGTCGGTTGACCCCTGAAACGTATTCCCACTCCGCATCTATATAGTTCAGAAGCTCCACGTACATGGAGATGGTCTTCACTGACAGGTCCATCACGGTCTGGTGGTTGGGTGACAGCCTCACTCCCTCCTTGTTGTAATCCACCCAGGCGACACCGGTACCTTCAATGTGGTACATGAACTTGTCCATATCCCACTTCTTAGGGATCAGGTTGATGTCAAGTTGTGCGATGATATCCTTGGATCTCGCAATACTGGTCTCCAGTCTGTACTTGATCACATTCTTGTTCACCTGGAAGGGTATCCCGAGCATGGTAAGTGATATGTTCGAAGAATTGACGTCAGAGTACCGCCTCCCGTTGATGGGAAGTTTTCCTGAGGAAGGTGAATTGATAGAAGCTCTCTGATTGTTCATCGGTTCTATCTCCACGATGATGTCGTCATCGATCACAATACTTCTCCATACCTCATTGTGCCACTCCCACTCGAGCTTGGCTCCTCCTGCTTTCAACTCCTTAGGAAGAACGAATCCATCCTCGACCTCTTCCATCTCTTCAGCTCCCGTCTCAGGATCGTAGTATGTGAGGAATCCTATCCTCTGCAATGATTTCCAATAAAGAGTACGGACTCTGACCAGTCGGTCCCTGATATTCTCTCTGTGGTCGTTGACCTGCGTATAATTGGTGTAGCCGTAATTCCCAGACCCTGATAGAGCCATCACCTGGTCTATCTTATCCTTTCCCAATTCCTTTCCCCAGTACTCAACTACTGTCGATGGGTGCATGAAATTGGTGACCATGGCCCAGTCCCCGTCCTCGATGTAATCCAGATCCGGATCCATGTCGTAATCGACATTGAGCGGGTTCAATACGCCGTAAATGCTTTTGTTGTTCCCTATACGCCTGTGTGTGAATGCCTCTCCTGCCACCAGGAAGTGGAACCAGGCCTTGACAAACTTATCCTTGACCTCCTGCTCCTGAATGATGTAGGTCAGGGCCCTCTGTCCCAGTACCGCACGGTTATCCTTGTAAGTACGGTCGAACATCTTTGCCATGTCAGCCGGAGGCGGTATCTCCTGCTGCTCTCCACCATGCTCTATCCCCATTGCGCTAAGCTCGTTGACGAAGTTCTGGTGCATGTTCTTGAGAATGGTCTCATTCTTCTTTTGCATCCGTCTGTCATTGACGTCGTCATTGAGAGCGATCACCGAATAATTGAGAGGCCTCTTGGACTTCTCTCCCAGTAAGAGATCGATGGTAGGTTTTATAAGCGGGTAATTCCTGAGCTTGGACGGGAAGTTGTGCCTCTTCTTACCGTACGGTTCCAATACATACTTGTAATCCAGGTCATGGATGACACCGTTGTAGTAATCGTAAAGTCTTTGAAGTCCTTCCTTTCTTCCTGTTCTTCCACTGTCGGCCAGGCCCATGTAGGCTTCTGACATTTCCTTTCTCCATTTCGGAGTCTTTTGGGACAATGGAACTCGTTGATTGGGGATCTGGTTGTACATTATACAAATTTAACTTTGGCCGGAGGCATACCCGAGAATAGGGTGAATTTTCCATTGCCTATTATTATAAAGCATTTCACAGGTCTGAGATATCCTCAGGTTCTTCCAAAGGTACAACGTCTGTCGGATATCCCTGTTCCGGCTGTCCGTTGTATATATTTTCGAACCAGTCATTGCTGGCCATGTCATCATTCGGATCGGTGGGCTTCGTGTGCACGAGCTCCTGTGCATGGTACATTCCTACGAAGAGCGCCATGACACGGTCAAAGTTACCATCCTGTGTGAATTTCAACATCTCTGTGAGAAGTGCACGGTCGTAGATCTTACTGATGTTCAGTGTACTGGTGCCGTCAGCTTTCTTTCCGCGTGCAAGCTCCATCCAATCCCTAAGGTATACTTCACCCTGCAGTTTACGTTGAGGGGTCATGTGCATACCGTATCCACGGTTGACCTTTTTACTCTGAAGTTCTTTGGTGTGCAGCATCTCGAACTCAGGCTGCAGCATGTGAAGCTTACGCTTACCCCGTGCGTACCCCACGATATTACCACGGTCATTCTCAAACCCGATCTTGGCGTTGTAGTATTGAGCAAGCATGAACAGGTTCTGGTTGTACTCGTCCTGAGAATGTGGTCGGCCCACATAAGATGCTACGATGATGTCATCAGGTTGAGAAACGTTGTTCACTGCCTTCATCACGTACGCGGCTCCCAGGGAAGAGGTCTGTGATCTGTCCTGGCCGTAAGGGTCATGACAGATGTAGTACAGGAAGTTCGGGACCTGTCCTTCCGGTCGGTAAGGACTTTCATAGACCACGACACATCCGGTTACGTCATCTGTGGCTCGGTGTGGGAACTGGGTCACTGGCCTAAGATCAGGATCCATTTTGAACTTGATCTCTCCTTCTGGAGATCTTGACAGCTTACCTGTCATACCCATCTTAGCATCCAATCCGTGAACCTTTACTCTGTCCAGCTGTTCCTTGATCAATGCCTGGTTGAATGTGTTACCACTCACCTGCAGTGTTGCTTCCTCAGGTGTGAATGGGTGCTCAGCCAGATACTTGTCGTAGTTCTTAGGATTGTTGCCCTTACGCTTGACCTCACGCATTTTCATCTCGAAGGCCCTGGCCGCTTCGATATCGGAGTTTCCGTTCCCGTCAATGAATCCGTCAAGGATCTCGTAGATCGGACAGAAGTAACCGCTGACAGAACCGAAGTTGGCTTCTGACCAGGTGTTCTCGAAAGCGATGCATTCATACGCAGCCGGGTTGTAGTACATCTCCTCGAGAGACTCGAATCCTACTCCTTCAGTTCCGCCTGTACCGAATGCCACCATGGTCCCTAAGGTCTTGTTACCCTGACGCATTGTAGGCATCGCAACCTCCCACGCATCAAGTAGGCCTGGGAATGCCCCTGCCTCTTCGAAGAAGATGAGCTCACCAGCCTTACCTCTTACCTTGTCCGGATCATCTTTCAGTGAAACTCCTGCAATGGAACTCAAGCTTCCTTTCTCTACGAAGGACCCTTTCACCTTCTTCTTGTAACCAGAGGTCTTCTCCATCGGACGGTCGAGTAGCTTCGGTTGTGTCCAGGCCGTGGTGTCGTCCACGAAACTCATGATCTCCCACGCCTTGGTCAGGATGGCATCCACGCCCGTGAGGTATTCTTTCAGTCCAGCAAATACGAAGTTTTTAGAGTGCTTGACAAGGAAGTAATTTCTACACATCATCGCCGCGGCCTTGTAAGAGAAACCCTTACGTCGCGACTTCAACACGATCATGTGCCTATCCTTTCTTCTGCACTGGTCCAGATAGTGGAAGTAAAAAAAATCCGTGTCATAGAAGTCCGGCCACGAAGTGGTACGGACAGCGAGTGTCGAACCATCAGGCTGCACTCCATTCGCCACCTTCTGCATACGACAGAAGTTGAGGTAGAAGTAGTGGAAACCTGTGATCCCTATTCCGGTCCCGGGCGGGGTGTACCCGTAGAGACTTCTCTTCTTCTCCTCATCCCAATAATCGTAGTATCCCTGGGTCCCACGGGGATGTGAGGTATAGAATCCGTACTTGTCGAAGTGTCTGGCAGCAGGCGAGTAAGACCCCACGTCGGTGAACTTCCCAACGTCAGGCTTCTCGGCCATGACCACTTCCATCCCTGCTGCGACACCGTCATTCATTCACTGTATCTGTCTACGATGACACCACCATAGGTGTCATTCAACTCGCTTTCTTTTTTTGCGGCCTCCTCGAGTTCCTTGAGTCCGTTGACCGTCTTTCCCATCTTCTCCAGGATCTGGACGTGCTTGTACGCATCGTAATCCTCATGTTCCACATCTATCCCTTCCAGCCAGGTTGTGAGTTTGGCCACACTCTCCCGTGCGGCTCCGAGTAAAAGTACTGTAGAACTGAAGTGTCTGCAATATTCATCCATGGCACGATTGACATATTCATCCGGTTCGAACTCTCCCGACGGGAAAATCTTGGAGACGATCTCATCATGTCGACGCGTCTCCGTGTAGGCAGCGAATTTGGACCTCGGGTCCTTCATGAAGTAGATATATGAAAGGGTCTGAACGGCCTCTTCCATTCCCCTGGTCCCCATTATCTTTTTAAAAGGTAGGACAGTGAAGATATACGGGCTGGGAACGACGGTCAGGTCATCCTCAAGTGTTAGTAGATTCTCTCTTAGCATTCTTTATTCTTGTTCTTTCGTTGAGCTTCTCTACCCGGGCAGGCAATACACGGAATACTCCTAACAAAGGTAAGCGTGTGCTCTCAAAATTTCCAGCGGACATGGTCCTTGCGGCCAATTTGAACTGAGAATATACGATCTTCTCCACTCCATTGAGTGGAAGATTATGCTCCGTAGCGAGCAGCTGTATGATCTCCTTCTGTCCTTTCTGTATCATTTTACGCTATTCCATTTCCTTTCCAGCAGAGGACAGAACGAAGAGGCCCAGCCAGCCTTGGTAGGCATGTGGCATCCGCATTCCTGGCATCTGTCATCCTTCTTCAACAGCGGGCATTCAATGCAGATCGCCATCCTGGCGGCATACTCCACAGGTGACACTGTCTTGAATCCTGTCTTCGCGTGCTCTTTCAGAGCCTTTGCGAAGTTCCATACCATGGTTCCCAGTCTTGTCATCGTTCGTCTGTTCTTATTCGTTTGAGTTCTCCAGTTGGACCGTAGACTATGAGCACCACGAGACGTTGCGTCTCGAAGATGTTCGAAACAGCACCAGGTGCTGGACCCCCGCTAGGTTGGCCCAGAAAAATTGATCGTGATGGTGCCCCTTCTGACCAGAAGTGGTGCAAGTTTGTATCCAACGCCATTGAATTTCTTTAAAGCTTTCTTGTCCTTGATGCGCTTAATGTACGTATTGATCATGGTAATTGACGAATTCGTACGTGTAGCTGTGACCTCCCTGTTCTCTCTACTGCAGAGCTCTCCAGGACTGTCGATCAGTGCCGACAACATCAGGATCTCCTTCTCGGTCATACTGAACGGACCGTTCCAGAACTTCAGATACTGTGCCGTGTTCATCTCCGGCATTCTCAAACCTATTTTTGTCTTAGGATCCATTTTCCGTCATATACAAGTTTAGAATAGTGTGGGCCTCTGTTGTACCTCTCAGCTAGAGCCTCAATATCCGAGGTCTTTGACATGAACCCCACGAAGTGGGTGAGTGCCGTATCCATCTGTTTGGCGAGCTCAGTTGCCCGTTCAGCTTCCTTATCGGCACTCTCCAACTTCTTGAAGTCGTCAAGGGATATGGTCACAGACCCCTTCACTGTATCATCACAATTTGCTGGTATGGTACGATGATGACGTACTCTTCCTTATACTCATCCGTTGCTGATAGGAGGAAACCTGCACGTGGATCAACCATTACAGTGACACCGGGTATCAATCTTGGATCCTTCTCAATAGCATCTTTTCCAGCACTCTGTACTGTAAGAAGGTTGGTCTTGATCTCGTTCTGATCTATATTCCCCTCTTTCACTTCGTCAGGAAGATAGATCTGTGATTCCTTTCTCTCCTCTCTAGGGTCTTCTAAGGCCACCCATAGACCTGTTGCTTTGAATTCCATGTCAAATTTTGTTATATCTGACACAAATGTATGAAAATGTTATAAGTGGGACAAAAAGGTGACGCTTCTTATGCGATCCGGGTCTACGATCCGGTACTCTACCATCTGAGTTACCGTTCCCTCTGCCTGCCCCCGAGGAATCGAACCCTGCCTCTGAGTTCTGGAGACCCTGAGTGCACCATGACGAGACGAGTGTTCCTCAACATCCTCATGACGGGAGTCGAATCCGCTCTCCACCTCATTGGGTGTGATCATTTCAGATCAAAGTATCTGGTATACCCGACTTTCATCTCCCAGTCCGCATTCGTGTTCAATCCTCCTTCTATCTTAAAGGCGTTGTTCTTCCTGTCCACATAGTTCAGATTGACATCTATCACTGCCCCTGACCATGTATGAGGGAAGTCGAATGTCGGACCCAACTCTCCACCTATACCGATCATGCGGTGTCTGGGGTGTTCCAAGGTGACGGTCCTTGTGATCACAGGCTGAGGCCTGAGCCATACGTAACTGAGGAACGGTGTTCCGATCCTGAATCCACGGACAGCCGTTTCTGTGAAGACCCTGATGCTGTCGTTCTCGAGGGTGTCCCTGTATACTCTTCTCGCTGTAGCGACCCCATAAAGACTGTCACACATCTCGAGGATGATGTTCGCCTTACGCAGTGCAGACATTGCCTCGGCGACGCTGTCCCCGCAATTGAAGGCTGAAGCGAAGGCAGCATCGACCGCAGTCCATGTAGAACCCGTTGGAACGTGTTCTTCATCAGGTATCGTGTCGAACCCGTGTAAACTCAGTATCAGGCCCGTGTCCGCAGGCATCCAGAGGGTATCCACTCGGACAGATAGGGTGTCCCCCCTGGTACCCCCTGTTGATGCTCCACTCCCGCAATGCCACCTCAGACATACGGCGATCCATACGACAGCAGCAGCCACGAGCACCTCTTTCCAATGCTTCAGCAGGTAGGTAGCCAGTTCCGCGATCTTCCCCAGGGGTAATGGTATCATTCATCTATCACTTTCAATTGCCTGTCCATCAGATGTATGTCGCGTACAATCTTGTCTTCTTTATCCTGTCCTCCAGTCCGTGGGCACCACCATTGATGGCCAATGTGACCTTCTTCACTGTAGCATCCTCCAGGTCTGTGCACATATCAAAGATATCATTCCTGTCAAAGAACCAGGCTGCAGCGACAAAGCTGAGCTCATTCTTTATCCGTTCAGGATCCTTAGTGATCATGATGTCGCTCATGTACTCAGCAAACTTCTGATAGTTGTAGCGTCCCGTGAGCTGTATGGCTCCCCGACCACGGAACTTCCATCCGTCCCCGCTATCCTCATCACCGTTCCCGATCCGAGATCCGTACGCACGATTGGCGATCCGCTTGGGTTGTCGGGCATAGGAGTCCACGTTCTCCTCGGTGAAGTACTTCGGCCAGGTACGGAGCAGGCCTTCCCTTGAGTAGTTGAGGTTCTCTTCGAACCGTTTGAAGTTCCCTGTTTCATGTGCGCACTGTGCAAAAAAGTGGACCGCGGCCATATCTGATGGTAGGTCGAGATACTCCTTCGCTGCTCCGAAGGTGTTCGGTCCGAACTTTCCATCGGGGGTCACCCCTGCTGACTCCTGTAATAGTTTTAAACTCATGGCCCTTCTCCGAATTTCTGTACACCTTTCCCAGTGATACCGACGCTGATCAGTCCCAGTGGCCCCCACCATTCAACATCTGATAAGGCGAAGTCTCCCATGACAGCTGCTCCTATGAGTTGGAACCAGAGCATTGCTATGCCAGAGAACAGGCATACATACAGTGTGACCCGCATTGATGACATCTTCCCATCAGGGCCCTGCCAACTCTTAAGCCCCTTGATCTCCTCTGTGCTCATTTCCTGTACATTGATCCCTCCTGAAAACCCTTCTCATGATTCATCCAGGCCTTCAGTTCCTCGATGTCCTCTCTCAATGGGCTGACCATCCTTGTGGCCCTTTCGTTATTCTCTCTGGACCTTGTATAGACCAGGGACTTCATCTCGCTTTCCTCTGTCCGTGCCCTCTCCTGTATCGTCCCGATCTTAAGAGCGTGTATCTTATCGTTGCTCTTCATTGTCTGAAACTCCCCATAGCTGATTCCCATGGCGATCAATATACCGGACAGTCCCAACACCTGCTTGTTACTCAACCAGTGCTTATCAACTACATTTGTCTTTTCCTCCTTCATGCTTCCTTATCCAATCATCTTTGAGCAGCTTATGCAGGTCGTAAAGCTTCTTGATTATTGTAATGCCCAGAGAGATGGCCGTCAACATGATCACTATTCCTCCCATGGTTGTCATGTATATCTCCTTTGACAGGAACATGATGCTTGCAACGGTTCCTACGCCGTCTATGAGATACCCCACGGCCTCTGCCCGTGACTGTGGCATTATGATGTGCTCAAAGAATCCGTGTGGCATGTTCTGTGGGTTCTATAAAAATACTACAATTCTAAGTCAAGCGCCTGTCCGAACTCTGCCCTATACTCCGATCCGAGCCATTCGAAAATGAACTGCGACCCTACGGCCAGGCTCATATCTCAGGTCCACTCTGTTCATATTCAATTACCGAATACTCTGTCCCGGTAGAGTTAAGACGGTCCTCCCATCCAACCGCAACCGCCCAACCTTCCTTATGAGGGATGGGACTGAACACCCGGCCGTCATCCTCGGTGAAGGATTCAGGCTCTTCAGTGATATATAGGACCTGCTCAGACATTCCTTCCTCCTGTTATCACTGCCGCGTTGTACTCATCGACCGCCTGCACCATGTCGTCCCAGGCATTCTGGTCCGGTGGCACGTACCCTATGATGAATGTCGCGTATCTCGCAGACCCATCGTAATTCACCGATCCCCCTGAATGTAATCTGATCTCCTGTGAATTGGT